ATGGGTGACCAACCCAAAATCGTCGCGCTCGCTTTTGAAGACAAGCTCGTGCGCACCATCATGATCGACGGTGAACCGTGGTTCGTCGGCCGCGACGTGTGCCGAGTGCTCGAAATCAAGAATGAAAGCGACGCGCTTTGCCGCCTGGATGACGACGAACGACAGGATGGGGTCGCTATTGCCGACCCATTCCCCACCGAAAGGGTCGGCAATAGCGACCCTTCTCGTGGTGGTCGAGGCTATGCCACCATTGTCTCCGAGGCCGGCGTCTTCCGCCTCATCTTCACATCCCGCAAGCCGGAAGCCGAGCGCTTCAAGCGCTGGCTGGCGCACGACGTCCTTCCCGCCCTCCGCCGCACCGGCACCTACACCCTGCCCGGCCGGCAAGACGAAGCCGATCCCGCCGACGAGTTGCCGGCCCGGCGTGCCTCCGGCGACCACGTTGCCGAACTGACCGCCAAGACGGCCGCCGTCCGCGAGGCCCGTATCCTGATGGGCCGCGCCTTCGCCGCCCGCGTCTGGCGCGAGCTGGACATGCCGGCCGCCGGCGACATGCGCATGCCGCTCGCCTCGGTGTCGCCGCTCATTGAGGAGGAAGCCTTCGCGATCCTCGTCGATCTTCTCTCGGCACCGGACAGGGACGGCGTCATCATCGGCGACCAGATCGCCCGCGCCGTCGAATTGAAGCGCTCCGATCTGGTCGAGCCGCTTGGCCTGAAGCTCGTCTGGCGCCTTGCCGGCCGTGCCGTGCCGGAAGGTGCCCTGTTCGTCGCCAATCGGGCGCCGGCCATCACGCACGCCTTCGCCGGCACCGCCCGCGAAACCGACGCCGCCCTCAGGCTGCGCGACCTGCCCGGCGCTGCCGCCGGCACCGCCCGCATTGCCGCCATCGGCTACAACGGCCGGGGCACCGTCGTGCCGCCGGACCAACTAGACCTTGCGCTAAAGGAGGTTGCGTGCTCGCCGGATAGCAACCAATCGCCGTCCACAACTGCCTCGTTTGTAAACGAGGTGTATCCATGAACACGCAAGAAATCTGCGCGGCTGCAATGGGAAGAACGCTCGCCGAAATCATCGATCTCGGCGAAACGCTCTACATCGAGAACCAGCGCATCAGCCAGGCGGCCAAGCTCCTGCTCCGCTCGATCGAGAGCGGCGGCTCCCGCCAGGACAACTTGACGGTCCAGCTCATCCGATCAATCCGCGATACGGCCGATCATTGCTGCCGCGTGATCGAGGGGCCGCGTTGACCTCAGATATCCCGCGCCGGACGGGCGGCGCGGGACTTGACACATTGTTTCTTAATGCATACTCTAATGATACAACATTGGAGGTCACCCATGGCAATCTATGGCTACGCCCGCGTCTCGACCGTCGATCAGGACTGCGCCGTGCAGATCGCAGCGTTGCGGGCGGCGGGTTGTGAGGTCATCCGCTCGGAGCAGGCCAGCGGCACGTCGCGCGATGGCCGGCCGGAGCTGGAGACCCTGCTCCAGTTCGTGCGCGCCGGCGACGTCCTGGTGGTCACCCGCATCGACCGTCTGGCCCGCAGCATGAAGGATCTTCAGGACATCGTGCACGAGTTGAAGCGCAAGGGCGTCTCGCTCAAGGCGACCGAACAGCCGGTCGACACCTCGACGGCCGCCGGCAAGGCATTTCTCGATATGCTCGGCGTGTTCGCGGAATTCGAGACCAACCTGCGCCGCGAGCGCCAGGCCGAAGGGATCGCGGCCGCCAAGGAGGCCGGCGTCTACACCGGCCGCAAACCGTCGATCGACGCCGGCAAGGTGAAGGACCTTGCCGAACAGGGGATCGGTCCCAGCGAGATTGCCCGGCGCATGGGGATCAGCCGAGCCAGCGTCTATCGCGCCCTCGAAGCGATGAACAACTGAGCCTGCGGCATCAACGCTGCCCTCTATCCATGCTGGCGCGGAGGTAACTGATGTCGGTGCGGATTGCGGCGAGATCAGCCGCAACCCGCGCCATGTCGGCTTGGCTCAGCTTGAGGTCCGCCTCGACTGAGCCGATGCGCCGATCGTAGGATTGCACCGTCGTCATCATGCCGCCGGCTGCCGTGAGGATGGCGGCAACCGCGAGAATATTCGAGAACGTCACGTGATCCCACCACCTAGGGGGTTGATTGGATATCATCTCGCCTTCCTGATCATTTCGTCGTTGCCGAGGATCTTCCTCAGCGCGCTCGGATCTTCGTTGGCGAGGCAGACGGCAGCGGCGGGCTTGAGCGGCGTGACCACCTTGAGGCCGGCATTGCCCTCAGGGCGCGCCGCCGCGCACGCTGTCACAGAGATCGCCGCCGCCAGCGCGGCGGCAGAGCTGATGAGGCGAGAGCCCGTCGAGGCTTTCATCGATCCTGTTCCTTTCCTCGTAGGCGCGCAGGGACGCCCGATCGGACTTGGCTTGCTCGTGGTGCTGACCAGCGGCAAACAGCCACCAGGCGGCCAGCAGCGCGGCAACAGCAGCCAGTCCGAACAGGATCGATCGGCCGTTCATCTTCAGGAGGGTAGAAAGGACGGCAAGGGGCATGTCACACCCCCGCCTCGCGGGCCTTCCTGGCGTAGCGGCTGCGCTGCCAGATCACCCAGGCGGCGAGCACGCCGAGCACCAGCACGATCGGCAGGGCCACGCGCCAGTCGAGGCCACTGAAGGCGGCAATGCCGCCGGTCGCCGCGCTGGCGAGGGAGGCGACGTTGATGGTCGACAGCGCCATGGGCTTGTCGAGACCGGACACCGTCGCCGGCGCCTTGGGTTTCTCGGGCGTCAGCGGCACGGCCGTCGCCGGATAGGCCGTGTTGTAGGCGTCGAGCGCGATCCGCGCCCAGGCGAGGCGCCGATCCGTGTGCGCCACGCCCGGCCTCTCGAACGCCATCTCGAACGCCTTGGTCTTGGCCTCAAGGCCGAGTGCCGCCGACACCTTGCCGACGGTCGCCCTTTCGCTGGTCGCGAGTTCGTGCGCCAGGAAGCCGATGTTCGCCGAGGGGCCGGCCGGGTCGAGGCCTTCCTCCCGGCACCAGGCCTCGAAGGCCCGCCGGCGGGGACCGGTCCACTGAAACCAGCCGAAGCCGCCACGGCCGGCGATCGGCTTGACCTCCTGAAGCTTGGTGAAACCGAGGCTTTCGTGACCCCCATTGCCAAAGGCAGCGGCGGCATCCTCGACAGTCCAGGCCGGCACCAGACGCATGAGCGACTTCATGGCGCTTGGGACAATCGATCTGAAGTTCTGTTCGGCGGCGTTCATATCTTTGCCTCTCTGTCGGAACCTGAGCGCGTCCCTCCCGGAAAGGTCTCGTCGGCTCACCCCGGCCAGCCGGCGTTGATGTCGATGGCGTCGAGCGCGGCGGCATCCCCGGCCGCCAGCGCAGCGTCCTTGAGGTCGCGCCGGCGCTGGACGATCGCGGCGTAGTAGGCGCCGACGTCGGCGGCGAGCGTCAGGCCGGCGGCCGGCGTGGCAAGCGGGATGCGGATGTTCTCGGCGCTGATCCAGCCGCGCGAGTACGATGCCGGCCACGACACGGCACCGCTGGCGGCCGCCGTTGCAGTCGCCGCCATGGCGGTCAGGTCGGCGCGGCTGCCGGCATCGAGGGCGACATGCAGGCCGCCGTCGACCGGCGCGCCGGCGGCGAGCAGCGCATCGGCCGCCGTCGTGATGGCCGATAGCTTGGCCGCGCGAAGATCGTCGAGGGAGGGCTCGGTGATGTCGTCTTCGTGTTCGGTCACATCTCCGCTCGTGACATCGATCTCCAAGCGCATCGTGATTACTCCCAGAAAATAGTGATCGATCCGGCGGTAAAAGTATTGGTCCCTCCGGTGGTCGTGATGCGGATGCGGTCAAGGACGCCGGCCAGATCTTTGGAGCCACCAGCGCAAGCCACATACGCCTTGCCGTTCTCCGCAAGGAGGCTGCTGAGCACCCACTCGTTGCCTGTCCGATTGATCAAGGTGCAGATGCCCGTCGCAGCTTGCGCCACATCTTCCCACGTCACGGCGAAGCCGGTTGTGACCGTATAAATGCCGCCGCTCGAGTTCGCGCCGCCGGCATGCATCATGACACCGGCATATCCGGTAGCCACAACAGCGCCGGCCCCAAGTTGCAGGATGATCTGCGCCGAGCTGGCGGAGGTCGTCACCCCTTTCAGGGCAAGGGTGATCTTTCGCGCCGTGCTCGGAATGCCGACGAAGTCGATTGCAGTGCCCGACGTCGTCGCAATCGTTGCGCCACGGACCAGGGGCGCCGGCAGGCCCGTAAGTTGCGACCCGTCGACCGCCGGGAGTTTGCCAGCCCCATCGAGCGCCAGCAGGTTGTTGGCCGCGGTGCCGACGACACGGCGGGCGAGAGCGGCGAGATTTGCAGCAAAGCTCATGCGTAGGCCTCCACCGTCCAGCGCCAGCCGGCGAGCGTCAGAGTTGTGGCCACACCGGTTGTCTTGTGTGGAATTTGGAGTTGGAGATTGCTGGTCGTGCGCACGTTAATATTCGTCGCATCGCACCACACCGCGCCATAATAGTACGTGAAAGCGTTCGGCGCCGGCATGACGAAATCAACACTATCACCGACAGCGAACCCGGCCTCCGCTGTTTTACAGACCAAATGCCATCTCAGCATTTTGGGTGCGACGCCGAAACCATGCGGTATCGTGAACAAGGCGGCGGCAGTCCATGCCTGCTCTGCCGACGAGAAAGACTTTGTGAAGATCAGGCCGGTCAAACGCGAGCCGTCGACGGCCGGGAGTTTTCCGTCACCGCCGATTTTCAGGACTTGATTTGCACCGGTGCCGGCATCGAGCACCGCCGCAGTGCCGAGACCGAGATTGTTCCGCGCGACTGCCACGTTGCCGAGGTCGGCAAGGTTGGCGGCGGAGGTCAGTGCGCCCGCGACCTCGAACGAGCCGATCGCCACGCCGGCGATGCGATCACCAGCGGCCGCCGGCGTCGTCAGTGTCAGCGTTGACACGGCAATCGTATAATCGGCGCCGCCCCCGACGAGCCACGCGCCATTCAGGGAGACGATGCAGTGGGCCGGCGACGGTGACATCCCGAGGTCGAATACCGTCTGCCCGGCGGCGGCCGTGAAGGCGAGCGGCGTCAGCGCATTTTGCAGATCGCCCAGCCCGAGGTTTTCAAGCGCCTGCGCTCGCTGCCCTGGAGATAGGTCCTGCTCGTCTTCGTAGGAGACGTACCCCTCGACCGACGCCGCAGCCGCCTCGGCGCGGTCGGCCGCCTGAGTGGCCCCCGTTACCGCCCCCAGCGCAGCGCCAGCGGCGGCACTTGCCGTCCCGGCTGCATTCACGGCCGCCGTCCGGGCCGCGTCGATCTCGGAGGCCGTTGGCCCTGCGATGGCGCCGCCGTCGCCGTCCGAGACATACACTGCCCCCTCGGGCACGCTTGATGCGCCGCCGGCGACGACGATCGACGCCGCGTCGATGTCCTCGACAAGCTGCGACAGCTCGGCAACGCGCATGGCCGACCGGTCGAGCGCGGCGGCATGGCCGGCGGCGTCATAGGTGTCGGTCGCCGTCGGATCGTAGTCCTGCGTCATGGGCGTATCGCGCTCAAAGGACACGGTACCCGGCATCGCTGGGAAGGCCCCGAGCGGCACGACCGTCGCCACGCCGCCGACCGACAGCACGACGGAGTAGTGCAGTCCAAGGGTGAGCTGCTGGCTGTCGCCGCCCGCCGGCGTCAGGCTGACGACGAGCTGTGACCTCTCCAGCACTTGGATGCCGGTCGGAAACTCGGTCTCGGCGCCGGTCCAAAGGGCGGTCGCGCGTACAACGATGGATGTGACGGTCATCGGGCATCTCCGATCAGGGACGGCATGCGGCGAGGCGCGGGCTTGCCGGGCGCCCACCAGAAGCGCTGGCCGGCCTCCTTGGCCGCCTGCTTCTCGATCCGCTGGAAGCGCTCCGGGGTGCGCGGGTCGATCTGAAGGGCGAGCTGGTCGACAACCGCCCGCTGGAAGGCGAGGCGCGTCTGCCAGAGGGTGGAGCCGGGCATGTAGCGGGCGAGCACATAGAGGCCGTCGCCGGCGAAATGCGTCTCCTCGCCCTTCGCCCAGAGCTGGGCGTTCTTGATCAGCCAATCGCCGAGCACGGTCTCGACGGCGCCGGCCTGCGGGCCGACGATGGTCGTCGCCCACGAGTTGCCATAACGGGTTTGGTCCGCGAACAGGAAGTCGCCGAAAATGCCGAGGCCGCCGCCCTGGAGAATGGCGGCGCCGATCGTCTTCGCGTCAGTGGTCGGCAGCGGATCGCGGCCGTTGGCGACCTGCTTGGCCTGAAGCGCCAGAAGGCCCATGACCGACATCAATCCGAAGCTGCCGGCGGCATGGCCGAGGCGCCGGCCGTCCCATCCTCGGGCGAAGGCCCGCATCATGTGGGAGGTCACGAATGTCGCCGTGAAGCTCTTGTAGAGCGAAACCGCTCGGCGCGTCTCGCCGCCAAGCGTGCCCGGCTGGCTCTTGCCGAGCAGCAGGGCGCGGGTCAGCGCGTCGCTCTCGATCACCGCGTAGGTCATTTCCGTGTCGACCATGCGGGCGATCGAGGCGGCCACCCGGCGCGCGTCCGTGCTGCCGATCGCCGCCACGTCCATGTGGCGGATGAACTTCGCTCCCGGTCGGGGCTCGAAGGGCGTGGCCTTGCCGACCAGCTTCCAGCCGGCATCGCCGATGCCGTAGCGCTGGAGCGTATCGCGAAAGGCCGGCGAGAGATCGCCCCAGGCGCGCCCCGCATCGTTGGCGAGCTTCGCCTGGAACTCCATGCCGAAGGCGTTGCGGAGGATCGCCGTCCAGCGCCGGAGGCCGGATGCGCGAATGACGGCGCTCGATGCTTTCGCGGCCGTGCCGCTGCGGATGGCCTCGCCCATGAAGCGGTCGCCGGCGCCGACCGTGCCGGCGATGCTGTCGGCGATGAAGCCGTGCTGCAAGGCATCGATCTCGGCGCCCGGACGGCCCATGTCGGCGACGGCACGGGCAAGCGTTTTGACGGCGGAAATGTCGTTGAAGCGCGCCGTCATGGCGAGCAGCGCCGGATCGGAGATCGAGGAGATGATGGCCGATCCGAGCTGCGAGGAGACCAGCCAGGAGCGCATGTCGCTCATGGCGTTGGCGACGCCTTCATGCACCGGCCGGTTGGCATCGCCGGTTACCACCTGGCTCCACAGGGCGTTGATCTGGTTGCGGCCGACTTTGACGGTGTCGCCGATCCCGAGGTTCTTCTTGACCGTCTTCACGAAGCCTTTGGTGTCGGCCATCGAGCTTTCCGAGGCCAGCCGGCCGGCCTCGCGGTCGAACAGGCTGTCGATGTAGCGCTTCAGCGCCGCCGGGTTCGGTCCCAGCACTTCCAGCTTGGCAATGTCGGACGCCATGCCATCGATGTGATCAAGCATGGCCTGGTAGACCGACTGGTGACCGCCGAAGGCATTGGCATAACCCATCCAGCTATCGGCGTCCTTGAACAGCAGCACGCGGGCATCGGCGCGCGTGTTCGCGAGGGCCGGCCGCCCTCTGACGGCCGCGCTCGGCCCGCCATCCATCCCCTCGTTGACGATGCTGTCGAACACCTGGTCGAGCAGCTTGTCGAGCTTGCCGGGGCTGAGCGGCCGTCCTGTCGCAAAGCTCACCATCCTGTCCCGGTCGAGCAGCCTCTTGGTGTAGGCCTTCCACTGGTCGCGGCCGGCCGTGCGCACCTTGACGGCGTCATGGCTGGGGTTCGCCAGGCGCCAATCCTGACGGTAGGGTATGGCGCCGCCGGCCTTGTTGAAGGCGATCCGAAGATGCTCGGCCGTCTTGGTCCATGCCTCCGCTGCGGCGCGCGCCGCGCTGTTGCCGGTCGCCAGTCCGTAAAGCTCGCGCAGCACGTCGCCCTCGAAGGCGGTCTCTGCCTTGAAGCCGAGCATTTTCGGCCGCATCGTCTCGATCGCTCCGGCGAACATCGCATGCGCCTCGGCTCTGATGCGATGGCCGGCCGCCACCACGTTGTCGAAGGTCATGCCGATCTCGAAGGGATCGCGAACCAGCATCGACCGGATGGCGGCGGCGAGCGGCAGCATCAGGAAGGTCGGCGCCTTGCCCTCGGCCTTCAGCTCGCCGACCGTCTTGGTATAGGCGGTCACCCGCCGCAGCACGGCCGCCTGCGCCTTGGCCGTCCCGAAGGCGATCTGCGCCTTGCGCGCCGCCTCGGCGGCCGCCTCGTCGGCCGTCTCGATGGCGGCCTTGCGCATGGCGTCGCGCGCTGTGTCGCCGGCCGCCTTGAAGTTGGCCTCGGCTTCGTCGAGCCAGTCGAGCAGCACCTTCCCCTTTTGGGGATCGACGGCGCCGGAGGTGATTTTCGCGGTGAAGCAGAAGCGGGGCGAGACCATCAGCGAAGTCCGTTCTTGATCAAGCAATCGGCGAACTCGGCCGCCACGGCCGCATCGGCGTCGATCTCGTCGAGGAGCTGGCGTGCGGTCACCCTGCGCGTCGTGCCATCGGCCGCATCCAGCTCCAGCTCCAAGTCACCGACCTCGTCGACCAGGCGCCGCAGGTCCTCGTGGGCGGCGCGGCCCGCCTCGACCTGTTCGGCGAGGTGCGGCGAAACCTCCCGCCGGGTCGGCGCGGTTTCTTCGCCGGAGGGACTTGACATTCTGGATTTTTGAGACTCAGTGCCTATATCAGGCTCACGGGAGACACCTTCCATGTCGGTGACGTTCTGCAATTGGGACTGGCGGCCGGCCGTGCTGCTCAAGCCCTCGTTTCGGGCTTTCGCCGTGCTCGATCGCGGTGAGGACTGGACCGAGGTCGATGCGCCCGACGTGTCCCACACGGCGGCCGTGTTGCCCGAAGCGCGCTGGCGCGAGGTGTTCGAGCCCGAATTTGGCGAGCTGGACACGTCGAGGTTCACCCAATCCGAGCCCGCCTCGCGCGAAGCCGCCGAATAGAGTTTCAGCATTTCTTCATCGAGCGCCGTCCGCTCGGCCGCATCGGTCGATATGCGCTGCCGTTCATAAAGCGCATGCCCGCCGGCCCTCTTGGCCGCCAGCATATGCGGTTCCCAAAGCTGGATTTCGCCCACAGTGCCGTCAGGGAAGCGGATCAGCACCTTTCGGTCCACATAGCCCTGTTCGGTGCGTATCCACCCCTCGTCCAGCACCTCGAAGCGTCGCGCCAGTTCGTCCACGATCCTGTCGGCCTTGGCCGGCGTGTCCACGATGAAGCCGCCGCGCACGATGTCGGTAAGCTGGGCGGTCGACTTGTAGCCCTTGCGGAGCATCTTCTGCTCGGCCGTCTCGCGGGCCTTGATCTTCGCCGCCTTGTACTCGACGCCCACCGCGCCGGCGATCTCATGGCCGGCAGCCGTGAGTTCTTCCTGCCGCGCCGGCGCCACGGCGTAGAGCGCATCCATGTCGCGCGCCGGGGCATCGGCGAAGAAGCTCGCCCGATCGGCGGCGCGGCCGGGGGACCGGACAGCAGCAGGAGCGATGTCCTCGATGTCGGCGCCGGCGATCTTCGCGGCCGCGAAAGCCGCCCGAGGCGTCACCTCGAAGCCGAACAGGTCGGGGCCGTCGCCGGCGCGCAGCGCCGATCGAAACAGGGTCCGAAGCCGCTCGGCGACCTTTTCCCGGCCGGCCGCCACCGTCAGGCCGTCGTCGTGGAAGAACAGCCGCACGGCGTCGGCGACGCTCTCGCGCACCGCACCATGCTCGATGTCGGTCTGGGCAAGGAGCGCCGTCACCGGCTCGCCCGTCTGGCGGGCACGCTCGACCAGACGCCAGGCCTCGACAACGTCCTTCGTCGGATCGGAGAACGACAGCCGCCCCTCGGCGGCGGCCTGGCGCAGGCGGGCGGCCAGCGGCGCCGTGTCGCTCATGGCGCCGATGATCGCCCGCGACGTCGGATCGATGGTCTCGTAGAGGCTCTTGACCACGTCGGGCGCCTCGAAGCCGCGTTGCACCAGGGCGGCGGTCAGGCGATCGGCGCCGGCCTGCGACAGGTAGCCGTCGGCCGTCACCAGGTCGCCCATTTCCTCGGGCGTCGCCATGCGCTGAAGCGCCTTGCGGGCGAAGCCGGCGTTGCGTGCCTGTCCGGCCTCGCCGCCGGCAAAGGCGTCAAGCACTTCGGGCGTCAGCACCTTGGCATCGGCCGCTGCCTGTTCCGAGGCGGAAAGCCGCGCGGTAGCCGTCCGGTTAGCCTCGACGGCAAACGCCTGCCGCTCGGCCGGCGACAACTCGGTTTCGCGGACGCGCACCAGGACGGGTTCCCTCATGCCTTTCGCCTGGCTGAAACCCCGATCGGCCAGTTCCTTGCGATAGGCGTCGGCCCGCTCGGGCACGCGGGCGTAGGCTTCGCGGATACCAAGCACGCGGCCATTGCCGCTCTCGACAACGGCGTCGGGGCCGACGACCGGCGCGCCCTCGCGAGCGGTCGGGGCGTCCATCAGGAGGCGCGGATTGAGGTTGGCGGAGATCTCCGCGATCTGTGCCTGGCTCGCCGGCCGCGTCCGGTCGCGCGGCTGGAGGTCCGCCGGAAACAGCGGGTTCACGGCGCCGGCCGTGTCATGGCTGGTGATGAGCTTGTCCGCCTCGATCAACTGCCAGCGCGTCGCGAGGCTCCGGCCGTCGCCCCAGACGATTTCGTTGCGCCTGAGATTCGGCAGGTCGGCGACCGAGGCCAGCGGCTGGCCGCTGTCGATCGCCGCCCGCGCCATCGCCTCGCCGTCGAGCGCGACGACCGCCGATCGGGCGTCGGGCATGCCGGCCGCCGGCAGGTCGCGGGCCTCCTGGAAGCGGGCGACGGCGGCCGCATCCTGCGGCGACAGCGCCGACGGCGACGCTTCGGCCGGCCTCGGCGTGCCCGTCCGCGTGTCGAAGCGGTGCATGAGGCCGCCGGCGGCGCCGCCGATGGCTCCGGCGAGGCCGATCGACAGCGCTGCTTCGCCGAACGAATACTCGCCCCCGAGCTGCACGCGGTCGTGCTGCATGACCCCTTGTTCGAGGGCTTCGGTGCCGGCGTTGATAGCCGCTTCGCGGCCGATGCGAGCGATGAGGCCGACGCCCTTGCCGGCCGGAATAGCCATCGAGGCGAGGTTGATCGGATCGGCCACATTGGCGGCGAGCCAGCCGGTCCACGCCAGGGCGTTGGCGCTGAGGCCGTAAGTCCGCGCACTTGCGTCGGACAGGCGGCGCTCGTGTTCGCGCCACAGCTCCGAGGCGCGGGCGCCGACATCGATGTGCGGTTCGATCGCCTTTCGCTGGTCTTCCGGCAGCGTGGCGATGGCGCGGGCGAGCTTGACCGTGGTGGGGACGTCCATGTCTCCCGTGTGCCAGAGGCCGGATGTGTCGGAACCCATGGCCTGCGCGGCCCATCCCATCAATTCCTGGCCGGTCGCTTTGCGGAAGGCGGACGTCAGCTCGTTGGCCGCCTGATCCTTGAACCTCGCGTAAGTCGTCGGCCAATCGACGCTGTTCCAGCCGGCGCCGACGAAGGCGTCCCAGTTGGAAATCGGCGCTTCGGCCGGCGGCACCGCGTTGCGGCGGGCGATCGTCTCCGCCCATGCGGCCTCCCAGGAGGTCATTTCCGCTCCCCCGTCTGCCACACCGGCTTGTACTCGTAGACGAAGCGCTCGCGCAGATCGTCGAGCGCCGAGAAGTCGAGCATGAGGGGGGCGCCACTCCGGTTGGCGGTCATCACCGGCCGCAGATCGCTGCCCTGCGGCAGATAGACGCCGTAGACCGAGCCGCCCAGCGACATCGGCCGAAGTATCGCATTGTGGCGCAGAAACGCGGCATCGAAACGATGGCCGCCAGGGCCGAAGGCGCCGCCGGCGGCCTTAAGATCATCGTCGGTCAGGCTCTCGAACAGGCCCGAGAAGCGCAAAGCCGACATACCCTGCGGCGCCGGCACATAGGCCTCATTGATGCTGGTGAAAGAGCCCGTCACCTTCTCGACGGCCGACTGATAGGCGTCGGCATCATGCTCGCCAAACAGGGTCTCGCCCACGGCGCGGTCGGCGACGTAGATCGCCGTCGCCGCGTCGGCGATCGTCGCCTGGACGGTCGGGGGGTAGGTGTCCGGCGCGAGGCGCCCGAGCGTGTCGGCGAGGCCGTCCTTGATCGTCTCGGCCTTGGCCTTGACGTCGGGCAGCGCCATCAGCTCCTGCCCCCGGAATATCTGCTCGGCAATCGCCGGCCGATCCTTCCCCACCAGGCCGGCGACGATCATCATGTGCGCCTCGGCGCCGTCGGCCATCTGCTCGACGGCGCCGGTGAAGGCCCGGCCGTCCATCGCCCGCGCCAGGCCGGCCACGAACTCGGCCTTGCCGCCGCTGTCGAGCTTCGACCAGCGATCCTTGACGGCTCCAAGCTCGGCCGCCTGGAACGGCTTCACCGGCGCGCCGAGATAGGCGGCGGCCATGGTCGCCTGCTCGCCACGGCGGGCAAAGGCCGCCTGGAACTGTGATGATGACGGCGGGGCATCGTAGACAAGCGGCATCGTCTGGAGCCGGCCGGCGCGCACCGCGACGGAAACCGGATCGCTGTCGCGGTTCTTGGCAATCTCCGACGACACGGCCCTCATGGCATCGAGGCGCAACTGCTCGACTGGTGTCACCACTGGTGCCGTCGCCAGCCGGCTTTCTTCGGCCGACAGCGCTTCCTCCAGCGCGCTCGGCGGCATGCGCCAGGCGCTCGCGACGAACGGCGCGACCTGTTCGGCTCGGTTCAATTCCCGGAGCTTCAGCGCGCTTGCGCTGTCACCGGCCGCCGCCGCCGTCGCCAGCGTCTGTTTCGTCGATGCGATCAGCGCCGGGTCGGCGGCATAGCCGGCACCGTAGAGTTTGGCGATGTCGCCGGCGTCGTCGCGGGAAATAGCCGCGAGGTCGAGCAGCGCGCTTCTTTCCGCCGCTCGGTCAGACTTCTGCTTGTCCGACCATGCGCTTTCGGCGCGGAACCGGCCGGTCGCTGACAACGTCGAGCCCATGGGCTGCCCGAGGCGGCCGAATACGCTGCGGACATAATCGGCCGTTTCGGTGATGGGGATGACGGAGGCGAACTCCTCGGCCGTGAACGCCGGCCCGAAGCGGCGCACCGCCTCGTCACGCCAAGCGGTCGCGCGAGGCATCTTGTCGTTGCCGGGGCCGGCATTGTAGGCCGCGAGCGCCACGGCCACGTTGCCGTCGTAGCGGTCGAGCAGCCCTTGGAAATAGGTAAGGCCGATGCGGCGGTTGAGATCGGCGTCGGTGAGCAGCCTGGACTTCAGGGCATGATCGTCGAGCGCGGCTACATCGGCAAGTCCCATCTGTCGGGCAACCGATCGCGCGGTATCCGGCATGAGCTGGGATACGCCGAGCGCACCCTTTGGGCTAACCGTATTAACCCGCCCACCGCTCTCCTGTGGGATGACCCCCCGGTCAAAAATCCAACTGGCGGTGCCACCATCACGGACACGTCCGATCGCTCCGAAGCTCGATCGATCGTCTCCGGCCCGGATGCCGGCGAGCGTCTGCTCCTCCACGGCGGCATCGGCGCTCGCAAGGTAGCGCTGGCGGTCGAACGGGTCGATCGTGCCGAAGTTGGCGGGGTCGGACAGAAGGGCCTTGGCCTTGGCCGGATCGGTGCGGATCAGCTCCAGCACGGCGCCCTGCTCGGTGGTGGCGCGGAAGGTCAGCTTGCGCTGCTGCGCCTGGACGGGCGTGATCAGGCCGGTATTGGCGAGGCCATCGATGGCCTTGTCCCGATCGGCCATGATCGCCTGCCGTTCGGCGTCGGAGGCGGCCGAGCCATAGCGCTTGAAATAGCTCTGATCGGCCACGTCGAGGTTGGCGACCGCCGTCGAGGCCTCGTTGCTGCGGGCCGCGCCATGCACCGCGCCACGTGCCGCGATCGACTGTCGCTCGAAATCGAAGCCAAGCGCTTCCCGCTCTCGCGGATCGGTCACCATGTCGAGCGCTTCTTGCCGCAGCCTGGCTTCCGCGCTTGCAAATTCGGTCGGCGCCACCTTGTAGTCCGGGCTCTCGCTCCACTTGGTTTGCAGCTCGTCGAGGCCCTTAAGATAATGCGAGCGGGCACTGATCCCTTCCGAGCCGTCGCGGAGCTGCTTGTTGTAGTCGGCAACCCGGCCGACCGCCTCCGCTAGGTTGGAGACGGCGCCGCCGAACGAGGCGAGGCCGCGCCCTACGGCGTCGGCGGGCTGGATGACCGGCATCCGGCCTGGGCCGGGCGGCGCGACCTGCGACTGATAGGTGGGTGCCGGCATGTCACGAAATCCGGAGCGGGTTGGTGGTGTCGAAACTCGGGGTGCCGTAGCTCGCGCCGGGCAATCGGAAGGTGCCGCCGACCGCCTTGCCCGTCGACGGCGTCGCATGCAGGCCTTGCCACTGGTAGAGCGAGGCGCCGGCGTTGAGCATGGTGGTGGCCGCGCCGAAGATGCCCGACATCATCGCCTGCTTGGCCTGCCGGTCGTAGTTGGCCGCGTCGACGCGGTAGGTGGTGGCATCGCGCACGGCGCCGTAGCGGGTCAGCAGCGCGTCGACCTCGCCGACCGCCGCCGTGTTGGCGGCAAGCACCACCGGCGAGCCTACGGTCGGGTCGAGGCCGCTCGACGCGAAATAGCTCTGCTGGCCGCCGAGCACGCCGGCGACATCGCGGCGGATTTCCTGCTCTTGGTAGGCACCCTGGGCCAATGCAAGGTCGGCGTTCTGGCGCGCCATCTGCGCCTGCATCTTGGCGGCCTTGGAGTTCTCGACGCCGGTCATGATTTGACCGGCTCCCGAGAGCAGCGCGCCGCCGATCATCAGCGCTTCCACGCACATCAGCCAGTCTCCAGCATCAAGTCGGGCGACATGCCAATCAGGGTAAACGGCAGCGCGGTATCGCAGACCAGTTCGATCGAGAGTTCATCGCCCTCTGGCGCCTCGCAGATCACCCAGACGCCGCCGGTCTTCAGCGCCACGGCCTTGTCCGGCTCGCCGGCCCACGGGACGACGATCGGTTCGGACGGGCCGCCGTTGATCGAGACGGTCCCGCCGGCGCTTTCGTACATCTCGACATAGACGTGGGTCGCCCGCTTGCTCTCACCCTTGCTACTGCCCTGCTGGGTCATCATCTCGAAGGGCAGCGTCTTGGCGCGGGCGACGATCGGCAGGCCGACGACGATATGCGAGGCCGGCCGGCTCAATGCGATCCTGCCGCCCGACACGGTCGGGCGCGCCTTGCGCTCGCCGCCGTCGGCGAAGACGACGACGGTCTGGCCCTCAAGGTGGTCGAGGCCGGATAGCTCGGTCACCGGCGCACCGGCATATTCAAGGCCGCTGTCGACGAACCAGGCGCCGGTGGCGCGCAAGTCGTCGGGATCGACGGCGTCGAAAAAGATTTGCAGGATTTCGAGGTAGCGTCGCGTCATGCCGGCGATCTCGCGCCGCACGATCATCCAGAGTTCATGCACCGTCGTGTCGGCCGACCGGATCGAGGTGACGTCCTCGACCACGCCGTTGGTGAGCACCTGGCGCTGCCAGCCCACCACCTTCTCGGCCGGCATCCACGTCAGCGTGCCGAACGTCCCGTTGGCGAGGCGCACCCAGACGGTACGGTGCGGATCGCGCTGGTAGGCAAAGCCCTCGGCGCCGGGCTGGAGGATGTGGCCGGCGTAAATCGAAGGTTCGACCGTGTTGAGCTTTTCGGTAAGGCGGTCGATCTCGGTGAAGTGGATGCGCCGCCGGCTCGATCCGATGAACAGCACACCGCCGTCGACCATCAGCGGGATATGCCAGGCCGATCCTTCCGAGCCGTCCGGCAACGCCCGGATTTTGCTCTGGTCGCTGAGCGGATCGGTCGAAGACGAGCCGCGAATCTGCCACTCACCGTCGGCTGTGCCGGCGACGACGCCGCCGGCCGGCACCGCCCACTGGATATCGACCAACGAGCCATCCGGCGAGGCGAGCCGCCCAGACAGGGAAGACGCAGCCGTATCGTCGACCGCGAAGGAAAAATAGTCGCCGGCATAGGTCAGCCACCACTCGTCGCCGCGCGACCAGAACATGCGCTGGTCGATCTTGCGGAGATTGTCGGGCCAGCCGCGCACGTCCGACCAGGCTGCCTCGAACCAGCGATAGGTGGGCGAGGCGAACAGCGTGCCGGGCACAGCGGAATAGGCGGTCACCTTGGCGACCGTCGCCGACACCACCTCGGTGATCCGGACATGGCATTGGCCGGAGTGGAGATACTTCCACCGCGCCTTGCCGTTGCCGGAGGTCACCTCGCCTTCAATGTGGGTCGGCGCGTTGGCACCCGAGTTGACCGGGCCGTTGGTGCATTCATAAACACGACCCCCAAAGCGTCGTTGGGCGCCCATCGGCACGTTGTCCTCAAGCGCCAGCCAGGCCGGGACGCTGTCGAGCGTCGGCTCGTCGATGCGCCAGAGCGAGCCGACGTGCCCGGCCGCGAAGGTCGCCTTGTTTGCCGTCACCGTGAAGGACGATCCGGCCTGGGCCGAACAGGCGAAGGTCCACGTCTTGTCGATGTTTTGGAGGCGGTAGGGACCGTACCCCTGATCGTAGGCCGCAAGGCTCCAGTCGGTTGGCCCCCTGCGCACGAGCTGGCGGGGCGAAAAGCCCGAACAGGCGAGAAACACCACGTCGACGCTCTGCGCGTAGCGGATGTTCCCGAGGTCCGCCTCGCCGTAAGGGAGTCCGCCGAGCGTGTAAGGTGCGCCCCCGGCGAGGAGATAGCCGGTAAGGCGGGCGATGCGCATGGTACCGGCGTTGACCACCAGCACGGCCTGATCGTCGTTGCCGGCTTTGAAGGGGATGAGCAGGCCCTTCTTGCTCTCGTCGAGAAGGGGAGCGGCGAAACGTGTTCCCGGCCGGCGCGTGATGCCGCGCTGGGCGACGCCGACGAAATTGACGATGCGGGCAAGCCCGGTCTGCGACTTGTCGAGGTCATAGGCGGCGCGGAGAAGCGGCGTGATCTCGCCGCCGGCGAAGGAAACCTTGTCGATGATCATCTGCGCCTCGCGGATATCCACGACGTGGTTCGGCTGATCTGCGACGGCGCCCGCTCGCGGGCGTCGTTGCGCTTGGCTTCGGGCAGCATCTCGGCCGCCACCTGGTGCGCCCTGTTGGCGGCGCTCGCCGACCGGGTGCATTGCGGCGCGCAGGCCTCGGCCAGGCGAGCGACGAAGATCTCCGTGAACTCGGGATTCCAGCGGATGGGATCGACGACGCGGCGGGTGATGTTGACGAGCGGCGCTTCGGCCGCCGTGTCGAGGTAGCGCACCAGCGGATCATCGGGGCCGCTGGCGCTGACGACGGCCCATTCGTCGGCTTCGAGGCCGGGAACCGAGCGGACGGCCAGGCAGTCGTCGGGCAGGAGATAGCGGTGGGCGAATGGCGCGTCGGCCGGGATGCTGGCGAGCGGCACGGTCACCTGCCGCGTCGCGAAATTCCACGCGGTTTTCTTGAGCAGGCTGTCACGGATGATGCCGAAATGCCGCACCACAACCCTTGCCGCCGTTCGCGCCTCGTCGAAGGAACTCAGCGCGGTCACTCCGATCAGGGAGAGGGCGGCGTTGGCGGCGTCGAGTTCGGTCGCGATCGGCGGCAGGGCCATGGCTACGCCCCCTTGGCCGGGCTTGCCTCGACGGCCGCCGCCAGTTCGGCGACGAGGCCGGCCAGCTCGCGGACGGTGTCGGAACCGGCCGCGAAGGGGTTGGCGTCGAGCCGTTCGAGGATCAGCGCCGCCCGGCCGGAGACCGACTTCGGGGCTTCCTGCTCGGCGGTGGTCTTGCTCTTGTCGGTCATGGCAACATCCTCAGCGCAGGTCGACGAACGGCAGCACGAAGTGCAGGAAACCGCCGCCGGTCACGGCGGTGTTGCAGGTGAAGACGATATCCAGCTCGCGGGCCGGATCGGTCGCATAACCGGCGAGCTGCCAGACCCGCTTGACGAGGTCGGCAATCGCAACGGACAGCAGCGGGTTCTTGGTGGCCGCCACCGCGAAGGTCTGGGCGTTGATCAGCGCGTTGGCGGCATTGGCGCCCGGCGCCGAGCCGAAGCCAAGGGAGCCGCTGGTAAGGCCGGCGATGGCCTCATGGGTCATGAGGCCGATCGGCAGCAGGATAGCCGACGAGGCGATCTTGCCGAGGAAGACGACGCTGCCGGCGTCGTCGCCGGCGGCGAGCTGGACCGAACCGTTGATGACGCGCATCGGATTGCCGCGATAGATGGCGAGCGGCTGCTTGAAGGTGCTCGGGTCGGGATAGCCCTGGGCGAATTTCACGTTGACGGACACGGCCGCCTCCTGGGTCATGAGGATTGGGGGAGATCGCCGCCGATCAACAGGCCGGCGGCTGGCGGAGCCGTCAGGGCTCCAGGCAGTCGATCATGATGACCTTGCCGTTCTCGCCGCGCGTCGCACCGAACCACTCCTCCAGGTAGGCCTGGACACGGAACTTCTTCTGGGGGTTCCGCTCCATCTGAGTGGTCAGCGGGTCGAACTCGGCATAGTGCATGCCCGACTTCACCCAGAGCGGGCAGCGCCGCTGCTTGGCCGTGCCGTTGGTCGGCAGGTTCTGATCGCGCACGAAGTTGATGCCGGCAAAGCTCACCACCTGCTGGCGCGCCGTGTCGAGCACCGCCTTGTCGCGATAGTCCTTCGACGTGTACTGCAACAGGTTGTAGAGCTGGTTTTCCTGCTTGGCGCCGATCGACATGGCGATGACGTCGCGTTCGAGATCGACTTCGTTCGCGGCAAGGAGTGTGATGGCGTAATTCAGCTTCTCGATGGTGATGCCGGAATTCGCCGCCGCGCCGCTCGCCACGTAGTTGACCGGGACGAAGTTGTAATCGGCGGTCAGCGTCAGCGCCTCCGACGAGGTGCCGTCCTGGCCGACGAGACGCGGGCCATAGAAGGACTGGCGAAGAATCGAATCCTCGCCGCGCGCGATGGCGGCGGCGCCGGTCTGAACATAGGTCGACGTGTAGTCGGTCATGTTCTTGACCTGGTCTTCCTTCTCCACCAGCTTGCCCCATTCGACCTGGCGGGGCTTCATCCAGGTATCCTCGACGCTGCCCTCGATGGCCGGCGTGTCGCCGCCACGGGTACCGTCGATGATCGCCGTTTCCTGCCCGATCACTTCGATGGCGAGGGCGACGCGGCCCTTGAGGTTCGGCTGGAAGGTGAAATAGTCGCGATAGCGGGAACGCTTCTGCTGCAACGCAAGCGTGACGTTTTCCTGGTATCCGACGCGCTGCGCGTCGGTGATGGGACCAAAGGCCATAGCCGGAGGCTCCGAGCGAAAGGAACACTGAGGGGTTCGTTTCGGCGAAGGTGCGGCTGATCACCCTTGCGGGCTCTGGCGGGCGACGCCTGTCGTTTAACGCCTGCGGTCGGCGGTCGCGGTAACGGGAGCGACGCCCGGACGGGCAAGGGACACGGACCCAAGGTGCGGTCGGTTATCAGCGAGAAGCGCCGCCGTGCTTGACACCATGGCTGCTCCAACGCCGCCATGGTGTCAAGGGGTTGCCCGCGAAAATCACCCTTTGGCGATGATCTCCAGCAGACGCTGGCGCGCTTCCTTCGCCGCTTGGTGCGAAGGGTGCGTGGCATCGCCGAGGGCCTTGACGTGGCCGGCGTCGGCATTGAGCCGCTGTAGCTCCGCCTTGGCGCCGGCGGCCGTCAGCGCGCCCGCACCGGCCGCCTTCGGATCGACGAGCTTGTCCTCGCCCATCATCGTGCCGATCCGGTGGAACAGCTTGACCAGGCCGGGCGAGCCGGTGAGCTTTTCCAGCGCCGCCATGTCGTCGACCGGCACGCCAAGGGCACGCGCCGCCCGCTGGCTAAGCTCGCGGTTCCGGGCTGCATCGGCGCCCCATTCCTTGTCGAGCGCCGCGTTGAGGTCGGCCGTCGCCTTGGCGCCCTGGACGCCGGCCTGCTCGTAGGTGCCCTTGATGTAGCCGAGCATGTCGGACAGGACGGCCTGCGCCTGCGGCACTGGCACGCGCGCCTTGTGAGCCGCGTCCGCGAACGCCTGCTCGAAGGCGTCGTTGTACTCGCCGAACCCTTTCTTGACGTCCTCGGGCGCCGTCACGCCGTAGGCCTTGCGGTCTTCGGTCCATCCGAGGTCTTTCCAGCCGTCCCACTCGGCGAGCTTGTCGGCGGCCGGCCGCGACAGCACGTTGCGATCGCGCGCAACGTGGTCGGCATGCATGCCGGACTTCAGCGCCGTGTTGATGTTGTTGAACTTCTTGTCGCTGATCCACTTCGCGGTGTCGGGATCAAGGCCCTCGATCTTCGAGTACCAGGGATCGGCGGCAGGGGCATTGTCCATCGGCGCCGGATCGGCAGCAGAGGGATTGCTGGCCGGAGGGTTGTCATTGTTCGGGAGGTCGGTTTCACCGCTCATCTCTTGCGTCCTTTTCGTTCCGCTCCAGCCAGTTCCACAACGTGGTGGGGCTTTCGCCGGCGATCTTGATGATTTCGAGCGCGAGTTGTCGGCGTCCCTCCGCGACGGCCGATGAATAGGGATCGCCGGGCACATGCGACGTGGTCCACACGCCGCCGCGCAAGGCGAGATCGGCCAGGAAAAGCTTCTGTTCCCCGACCGTCATGTATTCCTGCAAAAGCAGGACGCGGTTCTCCCGCTGCCGCCAAACCGACATCCACCACCGGATGGCGTTGGTGATCATCGGCCGCCTCCTTTTCCGGCCCGTTCGCCGCTGAGGGTTGCCGCCTGGGCGGCATGGGCAGCTTCGGCCGCGATGGCTACGGCCTGGCCGGTCTGGTCGAGCGCCTGCTGCTGCGCAACCTGTCCCTGGCGTGCCTGCCGGACCTCGGTGACGGCCTTCGCGTCGCGAAACGCCTGCGGTGCGGCGCCGTAGGCGTCATGCAGCACAGCCGCCGATCCGTCGATATCGACGTTGTCCATGGCCGTCGGGTCGAACTGCGCGAGGCTGGCGACCGCCTGCACCCATTGCAAGGTGGCACGGCCGAGGCCGGCCTTCATCGCCTTGGCGAGCGGCGAGACATACTCGATGGACAACATCCGGCCCTGAAGCTCGGGCGGCAGCGGCGCGATCTGGCCGGCTCGGGACAGCATGCGGTAGCGGCGGCCGATAAACGGGCTGAGGCCGTAGGTCTGGATGCGGACGAGGTTCGGGCCCATGAGGCGCAGCTTTTCCTCCTGGAAGCCGAGGAATTCGGTCGCCGTCATCTGCGGCCGGTTCACGAGCTGCATCAGTCCGAAATAGAAGGCTTCCCGGATCGAGTTCCGCCGCTGCTCGGACTGCTGCATGGACAGGCGCACGTCGGTGCCGCGGCTGAGGTGGTCCATCAGCTTTTTGCCCTGGTCGTTCATGGTGCCGTAGAGCAAGGCGTTCGGGGCGATATCGGCGGCCGTCAGCACGCTCTCGTCGTTGACCAGCACCGGCGGCTCGGCTGCATATTGCGCGGCGACAATGTGGCTCCTCTCCATCTCCTGGAGCATGGCGGTATCGGGCTTGGCGAGATGGCCGGGTCCGGTCGGATAGGCGCGGCCGGGCCGCCGGTTCCACTGTGGGACGAAGTAAGGGAATTCGTGGTATCCGGCCGTCCGTTGCCACCCCTTGATGTCGGGTGAGCAGTAGATGGACGAAAAGCTCATGCCTTCGGGGCCGAGCCGCCCATGTCGCACGTCCGGGTTGGCGCTGACACCATGGATGATCAGATAAGTGCGGGCGTCGTCGATATCGGCCGGCGCCTCGGCACCGAAGCGTTGCTTCACCTGCCGGCCCTTCAGGTAATATTTCCGGTGCAACGTGTCGACCATGCCGAAGGCGTCGACGTCGATATAGCACTGACCGATCGGCAGCACGCGGTCCATGATCCGCTGGTTGCCGATGTCCTCCTCCGAGTGCATCACCGACCAGCCCCAGGCGCCGACGTCGCCGAACCAGGCCGGCGCCTCCGCATAGAAGCAGGAGACCGCCGGCGACAGCGACGCAGCAAGCAGCGATGTCGTCGAGGACAGCCAGCGCTTGACCGAACCCCACTTGTCCAGGTCCTGATCGCCGGTCGAGAGGCCGAACCAGGCGTCCATGGGGTTGGTCGCCTGGGTGAACATGCCGCCGGCGAAAGCGTCGAGGGCGTAGAGCTGGGTGGCGTCGAACAGGTCGTCATAGGCGGGCTTGCGTTTGTTGTCGCCTGCCGACATGCCCACCTGGTCGGGCCGCATCAGCCGGGCGATTTCCTCCCATTCGGCTTCCTCGGGCCGGCGTTCGGCTTCAAGTTCTTCCTGGCGGGAAGTGACGGCGGAAGAGTCGAGCATGGCGCCTCACTGACCGAGCAGGGTCTTCGTCGCCGGCGTCGCCGTCGCGAAGGTAGAGGGGGAGAAGATGGTCGAGGCAAGGCCGCGCAGACTGGCGAGCTTCTGTTGCTGCCGTTCCGACGCCTGCCGCGCCTGTTCGCCGTCCTTGCCGGCCTGAAGCGTCGCCTCAAGCTGGGCGTTCGCCTTCTGCTGGGCGGCCAGGGCGTCCTTCATGCCGCTGTCGCCACCGAAAATGCACATGGTCAATCTCCTTCGTGCGATGGTGCGGCAAAAGCCGGTTCGGGGTTCAGCCAGGCGTAGGTCACGAATGTTTCGCCATGCTTGCCGACCAGCGGATGCCGCCCTTCGGGCCGGAAGCCTAGGCGTTCCAGCCATCTTCGAGCGACGGTGTGTCCCTCCCAGCATCGACATTCCGCGCGATTGACGATCGCCGGCAGTACCCGCCCGATGCCGTCCCGCTTGGCCCACCTGGTGGCCGCGAGAGCGATCTCCGGCCACCGATCGGTCGCCACCATGTAGACGCTGCCAACGCGCGGCGAGGTCAGGCCACCCCCGATCAGTGCCACGGCGTATCCTTCCGATGTCGCAAGGCAGAGATCGGCGACGCGGCTCGCCCGGCTGGCGATCATCGCTTCGGCGATCGAGGTCGAGCTACCCTCGAAGCGCACCGCATCGACCTCGACCAGGTCGCGGGCGCGCAAGGCGTGGATCACCTCGAAAATATCATCGTCATCGGCGTAACGAACGATCATCACGACCTCCGGAGGGGGTTGTAACGCTCGCCCTGCCCGCGCGCCTGGGAGCGACGACGCTTCTTCTCGGCTGCGATCTCCGATCGCCGGCGCCGCGCCTCCGCTGATCCCAACAGGAGGCAGCCGTATTGCAGGCCGTCGTGAATGTGGCTGTCGAAGGTCTTGCCCACCGATGACACATCATCGGAACCGGCCAGCTTGCGGTACTGGTAGGTCTGGTTGAAGCCACGGCGCAGTCCCTTGCACGAAGGATCGAGCAGGAAGCCGGGCCGGCCGTTATCGAGCATGCGCGTCAACGGCTCGCGCACCGCCTCCCATCGCGTGTCAGGCTCGTTGGTGCTGGCTGCGCGGACGGGAATACCCAACGCGGCTTCGAGGCGCGATCGCGGCGAGCCGTCTTCGGTGTCGTCGCCGGCGCACATCGCCGGATCGCAGCGAACGACGAACTCACAGCCCGGAAACCGCCGCTCCATCAGCGCCAGCATCTGCCGGGCGAGCGAGGTTTCCGAGGCATGGGTGCAAGCAATCTCGGCGAGCACTGCCACCTGCCCGTCCGGTCGCTCCTGCATGAAAACTGCTGCCGGCGTCAGGCCGCCATCGACGCCGACAATGATCGGCAGTTCCTTGAAATGCCCCAAGGTGACCGGCGACAGATGAAGATCGTCGTTGAACTCGGGATAGACGACCGAAATTCCGCGCGTAAAGCCTGGCAGGCTCATGATGAATTTTCGTATCCACCACGGCCGATGCGCGTTGAGCTTTGCCTGCTGGAGCCAGTAGCCGGCGCCCATCGCCCTGAGGTTCTCGGCGTTCGGCGCAAAGCCGGACGGCTGCTTGTAGAGCCGGTATCCGGGCTTCAAGTCCTCGAAAAAGTCCCGGTAGACCCAATCGGTCACGCTCGGCGCGTTCATATCGCCGAAGATGCGGCCGCCACGGCCGATCAGCTCGCGCGCCGGGTCTCGGCCGACGCGGCCAACCAGCATCGTGAACAGGTCTTCCGGCAGCGTGTCCATCTCGTTGAGCCACACGTCGGTGTATTCGAGGCCCTTGAGATCGTCAGGGTTAGCTTCGTCGCCAAACGCGCGGAAGCGGCCAACCAGTTCGATCGGCCCCCAGCGATCTTCAAATCGGATCGTGTGTTCGGCAGCGCGGGGCTTGGCGCCTTTCCAGCTTCCGAGGCTTTGCGGCAGCAGCTTCCACCAGCTCGGGATGGTCGCGTCCCAAAGGTTGTCGTATTTCTGGCGCCAGACGCCGAGCACATAGCGCCGCAGCGGCCGACCACTCTCGTCCTTCGTGGTCGGGCGGATGCGGGTTGCTTCCAGAATCGCCTTCTTGACGCTGCCGGTGGTTTTCGCCGATCCCATGGGGCCGACGATGCCGATCACGTCTTCGGTCGCCATGATGTAGGCATCCGACACCGGCCCGGCCGACGAGAAGATATCCGGCACCTGGGCTTTCAGCACATCGCCCAGCGACCCGAAATCGGTCTGGTCGATGGCGCTCATGCCTCGCCTCCCCGAACCCCGGCGCCCTGGAACCCCGGTCCCGCTGCATGGCCAAACCCGGTTCGCGATCGGGAACGGCGGTTGGCGGAAGGCCGGACAATCCTTGCCGAGGGGTGACGAAACATTTTTGTTTCTTTTTTCGGGTGGGTGGGGTGGCCGGCCACCGGGGGGGCGGGTTCCGCCATTTCGGGCCGCGTGGCGCCAGCGTGACGCGCCGGCCGCCTCACTGTCTCAATAGAGTATGCCACGGCGGCGAGATGTCTCATTTGCCGTTCTCCAACCCATTTGAGACGGGGTTCGCTGTTTCTTCATCCCGTTCCGTTGGCGTATACCCAAGTGAGACGGACCCCGTGCCCGGCTCGGGAGCCGACACCGTTACGCCGACCTCCTTGGCGTCGAGGTATTCCCACGGCGGCCGATCAGGAGAGACGCCAAGCGACGCGCCGCCGCCGAACACCATGTTGATGGTCGGCACGGCGTTGCCGGCCTCGTCGGTCGCCGCGAGGTTCGGCAGCACAAGCCCCTGAAGGGTGTCGGCGAGCATGCGCTGCCGGTCGAAGGCCTCCAGCTTGGAGCACCCGAGATAGGTCGCAAGCTGTTCGACCGTCATGGTGAGCCAGGAAATCTTCCAGATCACCGGGTTCTTGCCCCGGCTGAAGATGAACTCGCGAAGCTGGCGCGTCGCGAGATTGGTCGCGCCCTTCGGCCGACCGGCCTTGCGCTCCCGCGCCTCGGCCTCGGCCACAATCTGGTCGCGGACCGCGCCATCCGGGATCGGCGGTGCGAAGAGACCAAGCTGTTCGCCCTCGGCCGCCGCCTTCACCTCGGCGACTTCCTCGGCGAGACCCCGCGCAATCTCCCTCTGGAGACCCCTCTTGCCGCTGTTCTGGTCAGCCATGACGGCCACCGAACAGGCAAGAGCTTGATTTCTCGGGATATTTAATCGTCTCGCAACAGCCGCAACAGCAACCGGCGAGTGAATGTTGCAAACTTAATTTTTTAAGTGATTGATATATATATCTATATTCTATTCTTGCAACATTGCAACACTCGCAACGCCCCACGCGCGCGTATAGCATCCTCCGCGCCGTTATGCGCAGCGCGCAGTAAGGAAGTTTCCATATGTGCGCGCGAGCCGTTGCAGGCGTTGCAGCGTTGCAGGTTTCCGAATTCCTCTTATAGATCAGATACCTAAAAATACGCCCCGCAGTTTTTAGTGTTGCAGAAACCGTTGCAGGCCGTCGCGACCGTTGCAGGATACCGAATTCATCAAGGAAATTAATGGGTTGCCCGAACCCGCCTCCCGGCGCCGCCACCTTCGCGTTTATTCCTGCCCGATCAGCACCAAACCGTGCCGAATAGACCGCGCGCTTTCCGCTGTGACCAAACGGGTTCAGGGGCGAGGCAGGAGGCCCGCATATCCGCCGTTTCCGTCTTGGCGTCATGGTCTTCGCCTCATCTGTCGATCTGGAGCAACGTTCGCGCCGGTATCGACCAGCCGCGACCGCCGAGGGCGCGGGAGTTCACCGGCCGGGCTCCCAGACGCTTCATGGCCTGCGCCCAGCCGCCGATCGTGCCCGGCAGGCCGTACCAGGTGGTGCCGTCGAAGATGCGCCTCAAGCCCTCGGACTGGTTCGGCAGGGCGACCGTGGTCGGTGGTTCGTCGGCGCTATGCCACTTCTGGGGTTGCGCCTTGTCCGGCCTGCCGGTGACGTAGACGCCATGGGCGCGGAGGGCGTCGCGAGCCTGATCCGCCGTGCACGGCGCCTGCCGCTCGTCCCAGGTACCGCCCACCGCCGCGATCACCAGTTCTTCGATGGTCATTCGTGTGCCGCCCCGGAACACGTCGAGCGGAACGGACAGGATGTGGTTGAGCATGGCCTGCGCGTTGCTCACCTCGGCCGGTGCCTCGCCGCCCTTGGTCACGTGCAGGGCGTCGGCGAGCATCGAGCGCATGTCGGATGGGCAAATCTCGTCGCCGCGCATGAGATCGAGGAGGGCGAACACCGTGCCGTAGACGTCCTGTCCGCGCGCCGTGTGGCCGCCGGCGGCGAGCGCCTGGCGATACACGGCAAGCGTCTCGGGCCACCGGGTCCACTGGCCAACGATGCGGGCCTTGAGCATGGAGCCCCACAATCGGAGCTGCTTGACGTCCATCACCAGCGCCGGCCGATCGCCGAGCGGCTGAAGCTCCAGCACCACGAAGCGGTTGACGTCCTGGCCGAGCAGCGGCGGGATGATGATCGACCCGAAGAAGAACACCGACTGCGCCAGGAAGGCCGTCGCGGTATGGTCCGAGGATCCTCGGAGCACGAGGCCGCCCTTGGCTGCAACGCGGGCCAGCTTCACCAGCTTCTGAACCCTGTCCGAGTTCGGGTCCGGCTCGCTCTCGTCGAGCAGGATCGGCCGCGTCGAGAAACCGAGTTCGGACCAGATGCCGGCGGCGGTCGGATCGGTCGACGTGACGAGGGTTTCGGGGCCGTACAGGTGCTCCAGCAGCTCCAGCAGCGTCGACTTGCCGTCGCCGCTGTCGCCGGTGATCCACCCGTGCGGTCGCCACTTCAAGGCGCCGCCCATGAAACCGGCCGCCCACAAGCCGAGCACCAGCAGAGAGCCGAGCCGGTGACCGCTACCGTCGTGGTCGATCAGTGTTCCGGTCTCGTCTGCCTCGTTGGCCCAATTCCACGTGTCGAGGAGCGCAAGCACCGGTTCGGTGCACTCCGCAGCCGGCGCGATGGCGTCGGCCGGCCGGACCACGGGTTGCTGAGCCGAATAGACCTTGTCGCCGTAGAGGCCCGGCTTCTTCCACTCACCCGCGAGCCAAACAGCGTCGCCGACATGCAGCACCAGGCCGCCGTCATCGTCGAGCCAAGCACCGAGGCCACGCACCCGGCGTGTCTCGACGAACTTGCCGCGCGCGGCGGCGGCCGTCATCAGGCTTTCGCTCGCCTGGTCGACCTTCCACCCGGTTTGCTGGCGCGTCGTCTCGTTGAACTTCGGGAACACCTGCCAAAAGAAGTCGATTCGGTCTTCGGCGAGAGCACGAAGACCGTTGGCGTTGTGCTCGGCCGCCTTCAAGGACAGGATTTCGCCGGAGGGTTTCAGGTAGTAGTAGACCGCGCCGAGCTGGCCGACCGGCACGATCGGGCAGGCCTCCGGCAACGGCTTGATCGGGTCTTTCCGGCGCTTCCAACCGTCGTCTTCCGAGGCGTCGTCGGCCGGCGCCGGCGACGGAGGCAGGTCGGGCTCGCCTTCAGCTGTCTTGCCCCGCCGCTTGGCTTTGCCTTTGGTCTTCGGAAACAGGATGTCGGTCATCTCGTCGTGCGAGATGCCTTCGGCCCGGCTGATCTTGCGCGCGAAGTCCTCGCCCTTCGATCGAGCGAGGTTGCGGTAATATTCGTCGCGGACGCGCTTGTCCTTGCTGTCCGGTTCGGCACGATCGGCCGCTGGCTGCTCGGTTGGCGCCGGCGCTGCTGCGTCCGCTTCCGCTGGCGGCGCCTGGTCGGCACCTTCGGAACTGGCGAGGAAGTCGGCTGAGGAAAATGCGTCGCGGATGCCGGGTAGCGGCGGCGGCGTGGTCATGCCACATCCCCTTTCATCGCCTCGCGAGCGGCGGCGCATTCGGCGCGGTATTCCGCCTCGGCATAGGCCGTGAAGTCCTTGAAGATGCCGGGCGCCCAGACCTCGCGGAGCTTGATGCCCCGGCGGCCGAGCCGATCGGCCGCCCGCTCGAAGGCCTCGACGGCCTCCGGCGGATCGCCCCGGTGGCGGTGCCAGTAGATGCCGCCGATCTGCGGCGGCAGCACGATGCTGCCGAGGTTGGACAAGCTGACGGCCGCGAATGTCCTCATCTCAGGCAGCGCGATCGCCATGGCGACGGCATCCTCGATCCCCTCGGCGCCGGCGATCCACTCGCCGGCCGGCGCCTCGGCGATGGGCTTGCCGCTGTCGCCGCGCCAGACGGGCACGATGCCGCCCCGAAACTCGGAATATGCCTGCTTCGCGCTGCGAAGATCGGTCGCCTTGCGCATGCCGCCGGCGCCGTCCGGTTCAAGGAAGATGCGATGGATGGTGAGATGACCGAAGCCGAAGCGGATGATCTGGCCGATCAGCGCCGGCCGCGTCCGGCCCGTGGTCCGGAAGGTCTCCGGACAGGCAAGGGACGGATGATAGCGCAGCGCGTTGAGCGCACCCTTGCCGTCCTGGCGCGTCCGGAGATGCCACACGGGCAACCCTCGGCCGACCAGATAGCGCTCGGCCGGCGAGCCGAACAGCGGCTCGGCCTCCAGATAGCGCCGCTTAGATGCGCGGATCAGATCGGCGGTCTTCTTCGCCGCCTCGGCGCTGCGTTGCTGGCTGGCCTGCCGCGACCGCCGCTCGGCCGCATGCCTGTCTTCCCGGCTCATGCGGTCGATGCCGAGCCAGTCGATCGCCCACTTGATCGCCTCGCCTATCTCGCCGTCGCACCTGGTCGCCGGCGCCCTGGCGATCAGCGTCAGCAGGTCGCCGCCCTCGCCGGACCGGAAATCCTTCACCCACCCTGCCTTGTTGCCCTGGAAGCATATCCGGAGGGCCTGCCCCTCGCCGCCGTCCCATCCGTCGATCAGGAAGTTGTTCCCCTCGACGGAGGCCTCGGGAAAAAGATGGAGCACTAGGCTTTCGACGCGATCGAGCAACCGCTCCTTGAGCGCGTCGATGGAAATGACGTAGCTCATGACGGTCGCCACCCCGGAAACGGTTCGGTGGCCTGCGGATGATCTGGACCGTAAAGCTTGCGGGTCTGGCGCATCACGTCGAGGCACATGCCGTCGATGAGCTGGCGGCGCGCGGCGACCGGGTCGGCACGGACCATCTTGGCGATCTTGCCGGATACCTTGTACTTGTCCGGAGCCCGCCGCAGCACCTCGCGGATTTCCGGAGGGAAGCCATCGTATATCCGGAATTCAACAACAAGGTCGCAGGAGACGCCCTTGGAATTCCCGATCATGTCGCCCCCCGCTCGCAGATGATCGCCTCGCGGATCGCAGCATAAGCCACCCGCCAGCCGTCACGCGGAGCATCGCCGTGGGCATTGGCGTAGATCACGATGGTGTCGATGAGCACGGTGATATGGTGCGCGTTGGTATCGATCGCCCGTCGCCTGAGGTCCTGGATCTGATCGAAACGCCGCCACCAGTCGCGGTTGCTGCCGCCCTCCGGTGCGCGAAAGCCGGTGACCGGATCGGTCACGAGGTCGCCGATGTCGCGGACTTCGGCGAACAGCGTCATGATGCCCTCCCGAGGTGCCCGGCCGCGCGGACGCGGCCGGGCTGCGCTTGGGAGGGAACTCCGGCGGTAGCGGGGTGGCCCGCCGGCCTCTCGCGGGTGCGCTCACTCCCGCGAAAGCTCGTAACGGGCGGCCGATCGGCCGCCCTCTGTTGTTCCAGCCGCTCGAGCGCGGCGAGGAGCCGTTGCCACTTCGGCCAGGTCGGGCAGGCCTGAGCGTTGAGCCAGCGGCTCATCGTGCCCGTCCCAAGACCGGCCTCCTGCGCAATTCGATAGGGAGCAAGGCCGAGGGCCTTGCCGCGCCGAAGCACCATGTCCATGTCAAAGGGACTGTCCATGAACGGATACATCGAGGATTTGCGCTATCGCGTCAACTCCACAAACGAAATATCGACCATTGCTCATTCGGGAAAACACTCGCCCATCAACGGAATGGAGCGAGGCTATGAGCAAGACCGACGTTCAGGATGACTATTTGCGCGAATTCCGCTTGTGGATGAACCACCACATGGCGCGCCAGAAGCTCACGCTGAACCAGCTCGCCAAAGCCACCAACATCGGCGTAGCAACGGTCTATCGCCTGCTTGACGAAGCAAACCCCTCCGTCCCGTCGCTGCCGACCGTCTATGCCCTGGAGCGACAGTTCCAGGACAAAGCCCCGATCTATGGCGGCGATGTCGAGTATTTCAGCAAGGACGAGGCGATACCCGTTCCGGAAGAAAATACACAGCATTTCAAGCTAATAGACGGCCTTGGTCTCTGGAAGATCACCTCGGATGCCCTGAATGTGCTCGGCATCCGCAAGGGGGATTTCATGGTCGTCGACATGAACCGCAAACCGGAGCACGACCAGATCGCGCTCGCTGAAGTGCGAGACTGGGACCGCGCGGAACCCTACATGATCTTTCGTAGGTATTCGGCCAATCCGCTACCGATGCTCCTTTCATCGTCGACTTGCGTGGACATTCCCAACGAGCATTTGCTGGATGGCCGGGGCGTCACAATCGTAGGCGTCGTTGTCGGTTCGTACAAACCGCTCGCCACCATCTAGGCTTGACATTTATCCGTTTGTGGGAAAATCTCTTCTCGCTCTTAACGAGAGGGAACCCACAATGGCACTTATCAAGACGCCTAATCCGGATGACGTCGCCCTCGGCGCCGCCATCCGGCAACGCCGCATGCTCCTCGGCATTTCCCAGGAGAAGCTTGCCGACCAGCTTGGCATCACCTTCCAGCAGGTCCAGAAGTACGAGAAAGGCGCGAACAGGGTTTCCTGGTCGCGCCTGGTGCAGGTCTCCAAGGCTCTGAACTGCTCGATCCCCGAGTTGATGGGCCTCGCTGCGGAAGACAACTCACTCGCCGGCGTCGTCGACGCCGACACTCTATCCGTTGTTCGCACCATGCAGGCGACGTCGCCGGAGAAGCGCGTCACCATCCGCCGCATCGTCTTCAACCTCGTGGAGGGCTGACCATGCGAGACGAAGCCGAAAACTGCCGCGACGCTCTGGGCGAAAGCCGTGCGCTCGTTGCCGGCATGGCCGGTCCGCTACCCGAACTCGCCGTACGGGTTATCGACCGCCTGGCGCCTGTCATCGTCGACCTGATCGACAGCGAGCCCGAAGCGACCTGCCCGCATTGCCTGGCAATGATCCTTGAAAAAATGGTGGCCTCGCCGGCCCTCGCCGTCCTGATGCGCGGCTTCAAAACCAGCGAGAGGGGGGAAGCCCTCAGGTCGATCGTCGAAATCAAGGCGAGCGCGCTCGGATTCGACTGCCGGGACGTCACCGACGAGGCCCGATCCATCGATCTGTCGGGAGGGCTGCACTGATGGTCACCAAGATCGAGATAAGCTTCCCGTTCGACGCCGACCTGCGCGATCCGGACAGGATCGAGCTGTTCCGATTGGCCGAACGCCTCTGTAACCGCCATATGGACGCGCACCCCACGTCGCGGGCGTTCGTGCACCGCACCGAATACACCGAGGCTCGCGCCACCTACACGGTGGCCTGCGCTCGCGCCGGCGTCTCCAGCACGGGCGCCGTGCTCGCGGTCAAGCTGCCGCTGCTGGGCGACGGCGCATGAACGTCGCCCTCATGTCCCCCGAAACGGCAACCGTCCTGTCCCAGGTATCGGTTGCCCTGCTCGGCGTAGCGGCCGTGGTGGCCGCCTTCGTCGTCACAGCCGTCGCCCTGTCGACGGCCCTCTACATCCATCGTTCGCGGGCGGCTATCGCCCGTCATCGCTTCGGAGAGATCGATGTTCGCAAGCCCCGATAGAGCTACCGGCGACGGACTGGCGGCGGCCGCCGCAAGTCCGTCGCCGACGCAGATCCGCCTGCTCGAAAGCCTCGGCCGGCCCGGCCACGTCTGGATGGTCGATCGGACCGGACAGGCCAAACGCAAGGGCGAGCGCGCTTTCGAGCGCCCCACCGTCGAGAGCTGCATCCAACGTGGCTGGGCGCAACGCAAGCTGATCGGCGGCCATTGGGCGCTGATCCTGACCGGCAAGGGCGCCGAGTGCGTCGAGGCCGCCAGGGCGCGGCGGGAGGCGACCGATGGCCGGTAGTGTCAACAAGGTGGTCCTTCTCGGCCATCTCGGCCGCGATCCGGAGATCCGCAGGAACGCGGCCGGCGATCCGATCGCCAACCTTCGCATCGCCACATCCGAGACCTGGCGCGACAAGGACAACGGCGACCGCAAGGAGCGCACCGAGTGGCACTCGGTGGTGATCTTCAACGAGAACATCGCCAAGATCGCCGAGCAGTACCTGAAGAAGGGCTCCAAGGTCTACGTCGAGGGCCAGTTGCAGACCCGCAAGTGGACCGATCAGGCCGGACAGGATCGCTACAGCACCGAAGTGGTGCTCAAGCGCTTCCATGGTGAGCTCGTGCTGCTCGACGGCGCCGATCGCCGGCCGCCGCCCGATCCCGACGACTACGGCACGACCAGGTCGAAGCCGGAAGGCTCGGGCAACAGCTACGCCGACCAGCGCAATTCCGAAAAGCCTTACCGGCCGCCGGCCGATCTCGATTCGTCCTGCGGTGACGACATCCCGTTCTAGGAGGACCCCATGGTCAAGACGATAGACTGGCAGGAGCTGGCACGCCTCATCGGCGTGGTGGAGGGCAAGCTGGCAGCTCTACCGAAAGACACAGGCAGCGATGCGCTCGCGCTTTTCCATTTCCGCGCCGACGAGGTGCTGAAAGAGCTGACGAAGGAGGAGGGTGCGAAGACTGGCGGTAGCAGATGGGACGTCGATCGACTGTCATTGGGCGGTATCACGTCGACCTGCACCTATGGCGCCGCCGGCGTCATGAACAATTGGCTAACGGCCGCGCGCCGCCAGTTGGAGGTGCAACCATGATGTACGCTGGTCTTTTCCGTTACCGGCCCATGACCAAATGGTCCGTCAAGCGGGCCTTGCGGCGGACCAAGAGCCGTGTCGCGGATGCCCAGGCCGCCCTGTTCGATATCGCCAGCGTTTGGGCCGGCGTCGACCAGGGCACGGTCAACGAGGCCGAAGAGTGGGCTCGTTCGCTGGAAACATGGATGGCCGACGTCGAGGAGATGATCGCCGAAAGGCAGGCCGCCGGCGAGGAGATCGGCCCATGAAGGACAAGCGTTTCGTCTACGGCGCTCGCTGCTGCTGGTTCGGGTCCATTTCCGAGGTCGGCCACACCAACATCGGCCTGCCGTGCTGCCCGCATTGCGGCTCCGTCCTTTACGAGATGCCCGACGAGGCCACCTGGTGGGACGGCGTCGACCGCTACGAGGCGGCCGGCCATCTTGGCTACCGGGCCATGGTCGAGTGGATGCGCGGCAAGCACTTCCGCAGCCCTGATGAGGGTGCTGCCGCCTATGCCGCCCACATGCGCGACGTCAAGACCGACTGATGCTTCGCCCTGCCGCCGGCGCCGCCGGCGGCAACACCAAGCACCAGGAGCAGGAGACCCACGTGCCTGACATCCCCGACGACATCATGCACACCGCCAGGACCGTTGCGCAGACCCTGCTCGGTGAACTCTCGCGCTGCATGGCGCTGGAGGCGATCGCCAAAGCGATCCTCGCTGAACGCCTGCGGTGTGCCGGCATCATGAAAGTGCAGATGGAGAGGCAACTGCCCGCCGTCGCAGTCAAGACGTTTCAACTCTCAGCGGCGATCGCCCGCAAAAAGGCCGCGCACGCTTATGACGACTGCGAATGCCTCGGTGGCATGGACCCGGAAACCGGTCAGCAAGAATGTTCGCTCGAAGCGCGGGGCGGGGACTGCCTCTGCCAAGTGGCCGCGAACATGGCCGACGAGATCGCCCGCGCGATCGAGGCGACGCGGTTCGGATCGATGAAGGAAACCTGACCATGCAGGAAGTCCGCGCGAAGTCGATCCTCCCGTTGTCGCTGCCGCCGCGCGGACTGTCGCGGCTCGAAGCCGCCGCCTACATCGGCATCTCGCCTACCAAGTTCGATGAGTTGGTCTCCGACCGTCGCATGCCGACCCCGAAGAAGATCGATGGCCGCTACGTCTGGGACATCAGGCGCCTTGACGCGGCCTTTGATCGGCTCCCTGATAGGGACGGAGGCGACAACCCAGAGGATCGGTGGGGCGATCTCGCCGTGTGACCATGGAAATCGTGAAACGCTATCGCCACGTCCACGAGGACGTCGACCGGCACGGTAACCCCCGCATCTATTTCTGGCGCGGCAAGGGGCACAAGCGCATCCGCATCCGAGCGCTGCCCGGCACGGAAGCATTCGACGCCGCCTATGCCGCCGCTTTGGCTCAGGATACGTCCACAGGCGCGTGCGTTGCCAAGCAGAGGATCATCCAGCCCGGTACATTCCGCTGGCTCTGCGCCCGCTATATCAGCGAATGCGCCGACTTCCTGCGCTGCACCGAGGAAACCCGAAGGGTCCGCCGCCGGGTGATCGAAACCATGCTGCTGGAGCCGCGCAAGCCGGGCTCGACTGACCTGTTTGCCGATTTTCCACTGAACAGGCTGACGGCTCAGGCGATCACCATCCTGCGCGACCGCAAACGCACGGCGCCCGAAGCCGCCAACACTCGCCTCAAGGCCCTTCGCCAACTGTTCGCCTGGGCGTGCAGCCTCCCCGACAGCGGCATGGCTTTCAATCCGGCGCGTGACGTCAAGTTTTTCCGCACGGCCACCGAAGGACATCACACCTGGACGCGGGACGAGGTGTATCAGTTCATTGCGCGTCACCCGCTTGGCACCCGCGCTCACCTTGCCATGTCGATTATGCTCTACACCGGCGTGCGCATTTCCGATCTGGCGCAGATGGGGCCTCAGATGCTCCGCGACGGCTGGCTCTATTTCATAGAGACCAAAGGCCGCACGCGAATCGTCAAGCCGCGCGAAATCTTGGTGCTCCCCATCCTACAGGAGGCGATCGACGCTCACACGTTCGGGCACCTGCATTTCATGGTGACGGCCTACGGTAAGCCGTTCTCGATCAAAGGCCTAGGCCAGTGGTTCAAGGATCGCTGCATCGAAGCCGGCCTGCCACATTGCTCCGCTCACGGACTGCGCAAAGCTGGCGCCACGATTGCCACCGAAAATGGCGCCACCGAACAGGAGTTGATGGCGATATTCGGATGGGAGACCTCCGAACAGGCAGACGGCTACACGCGCAAAGTCAACAGGCGGAGACTCGTCGCCAGGTCGATTCACAAGATACGCCTGGACGAATGA